CAAGCCACTTGAAAGCTTGTCCCAAATTTCTGGAGACCAGAATGGACTTGGAGGAATGTTAATAACTATTCCTAACTGCCATTCATCTGTTCTAAATGGCAGGACATTATAATTCTTGTGTGCTAAATTATAAAAGAAGTCTCCAATGTCTGTATCTAATGCCTGTGTCTGAATTGAAATAGCAGGATATCCCATTCTATTTGTAAATTCTAATACCCACGCTCCCTCTTCATTGACAATACAGTTTATATCTATGTTACCAACATATCCGTCTTTTATAAAATCTTCCTCACATTTTGCAAGTGTTTCTTCATAAAGTTTCAATTTATCATTAGTATGAAAATAAACTGTTCCCATCTCTCCTGTATTAAAACCTATATCTCCTGGAAAGAAAGGCTTATGCTCAAAATTAATACCAATAGGCTTTAAGAATTTCTCTCCATCTGTCCATACATCTACTGCTACTTCAATGCCTTTAATAAATTCCTGTAAAATAAACTCCATCTTTTTGTCTCCAAACTTCTCTTTCATGTGATGTAGCCAAAATATCATATCACTTCCATCATCTTGCTTACCACAGTAAGTAAGCTCTTTGACATCTTGGCTCATGCCACATGGCTTCATTACAAAACGCTTCCTCTCTTTAGTTACAAAATCTTCAGCATCTTGAAAGCTATGAAATTCATAATAAGAAGGAACTTTTAATCCCTTTTCCTGCATATATTTTAATCCTGCTATTCTATCTAACTCTAACTTATCTCCTAATTTACTACCTCCAAGAACAGGATAGTTTTTTCTTACATCATTTTGTTCAGAGCCATATCCTACATCATCATAAATAATAATATCTACTTCAGGAAATTTAGAGCTGTAAGCTTTTATTTTTTCTATGTTTCTAATTCCATCAAAAATATCCTCTTGATATCTTCTATCTTTCTCTTTTGTTAAACAAAATAGCACATGATGTCCATCTCTTGCCATATCAAAGGCAAATCCATTTGCACATCCGATTCTACTAATTACAAGAATCTTTTTTCTTGCTTTTTCTAAATAGACACCATTCTCTTTCAATATTAAATCCATTTTTTATTCCTCTTTTACATTACATATGTAATTTTAGTAACACAATCTTCCTTAGCTTCAGTAACTATTGCATATACAAAAGGACACTCATCTGGTCTACAGTCGTGAAGCTCTTCTCTTCCGTAAGTTCCACAATATGTATTATCTCTATCTTTAAATTTATAATCACATTTTGTTTTATGTGCTTCCCAATCTACAACAACAAAAACTTTTTCTAAATTTATTAAAATATTTCTTTTATTTTTTGATATCATATTCTCACGAATGTGTGCCTACATCCAATGTGAGGCATAAAGTCTCTCGGTTCAAATCCTCCCTTTTTGCCTTCTTCATTAACTACTTTTTTAAGCTCATCAAGACTTACTCCTTTAAATGTTCTTCTTTTTATACTTCTACAGATATCTGTTGTTCTGTCATCATCTGGACCTATCCAACGATATTTTTCTATCATCTCAGGGTCTGTCTTATTATAAGTCCATTCTCTTGCCTTATTTTCTAATGCTGTTAGTTCTGTTGTTGCTATCACATTAGACTTTTCTGGACTTAGTCCTGTTAATCTTTTAATAAAATCAGTAATAACAATAAGACCTATGCCTCTGTCATAAGCATTTAAAATATAGTCTTTAATTCTTTCACTTGTCTTCTTGGACAAGCCTTCAAAGGTATATTCATAGATGTTATCAGCAATAAAGTCTAACTCTTTCTCATCCTCTTGCTTAAGCTTATATTCTTTGTTTATTTCTGTTAATTTACCTACAAAAATATTTCTTATCTTTCTTTTTCTATTTGCTGGTGAGTATCTTGGATAATAAACACTCCCTCCTGTTGTCGTTACTGGAGCATCTCCTTTAATACTTTGTTTATATAACACTAATATTATTTCATCATTTGTTATTCTGTCATCTTCTTTTGAAGTTATTATTTCATAACTTGGAGTAAGAGTCTTAGCAAACTCTTCTATCTGTTCTTGATTAAATACAATATATTCAGGATAAGGTTTTTTAATTAGTAAAGTAACTAAAGCCATTTTATTTGCCTTATCAAACATTACTTTAATTCTCTCTTTTGTATGCTCCCATGGATTTGGTATCTTTGGCAAGTCTTGTTTAGTGAAGGCAAAAGTTCCTAATGCTACAACATAATCATAATTTTTATCTAAATTAATTACATCTAACTGTCTTACATTTATTCCGTTTGCTCTTGCTCTTTCTACAAACTCTGGCATTATGTCTATTCCCTCATAAATTGGAGTAAATCCTTCTTCAGTTAAGTAAGTATAGAAATGACCTAAACCTGCTCCTACATCCATTACTTGTGGATTATCCTCTTCAAAAAAATTAGAAACTATATCAAATCTGTTCAATTGATCTTTTTCACTCTTCCATCCTACTGCCTGAGCAGATTCTCCATGCTGAGATAAATAATATCTATAGTCTTCTTCAAGTTGCTTTTCTATAAACTTTTTTTTTAAATCTTCTCTTGCTACATCAAAAGTCTCACCTGAAAATCTCTGACTATCGCTCTCATGAATATGTGGAGGCTCACCTTCAAATCTCTGCTCTTCTGGTGTTTTTGGTGTCTGTGTTTCTGTAGCCTCAGATGGAGTTTCTGTAGATGTTGCTGGTGTCTCTGTTGGTATAGTGGGTTTTTGAACAAACTCAAACTCTCCCTCTTCATTTAGAATTACTTCAAAGCCCATGTTTCTCATAGATTGAGCATTAGCTATCTTCTGTGCTTTTATTTGTTCAACAGTTAGTTCGTCTCTATATTCAGGTTTTACTAATTTCAATAAATAATCTGTTACTCCTAACTGCTCAAGTAAGAATGAATAGAATCCATCATCAAAAACTGACTGTCCATTTTCAATTGCTCTTGATGTTACAGTTATTTGTAATCCTTCGTTTCTCATGCCTGTTGTAGATTCACCTGTAAATAAAGGCATTACTCCATAAACTGCACCTATTGCTCTTCTGAACTCCTCTCTTCCCTCAATAAACTGCATTTCTTCAAGAGTTTTCATAAAGTCAACAAACTCTACAAATCTTCTTCCTGCATTTGGAGTCTCAACAGCAATAGGAGGAACCATGTGTGGATTTTTCTTCCACATGTCAAGCATCCAGTTCCATGCCTTTTCTAAGCTTGTTATATTAGGTGTATTTACAAATAATAGTCCTCTTGGTGGTCTTTGCTTAACATAATAGTCTTTCATAAATTTGTCTTGAGCAACAAGTGTTACTACTTTTTGCCAGACAGCAAGAATTGGACTGTGACCATAAGTTAATGACTTCATATATTTAGAGCGATGACAAACTTCACCTTTAATATAATAAATACTTTTGCCTTCAACACCTGTTGCCTTGAACATAGCTTGAAATAATTTTCTTCCACATTTTGAACAGACCTGCTGTTCTTTACCATACCAAACTTGGTCTCTATGATTTACACAAGTATAAACTATCTCTCCTGCTTCATTTCGTCCAGGACGACCTGTCTTATCAGCAATAATATTTAGAAACATTGGATGCCCACGAAGAACTTCTATAACATTACTGCCTAATAACTCTCCTGTTGTCTCATCCCAGTAATAGTCTTTAAGTGCTATTAAGTATCCATCATCTACAATCTCCAAGTCATCTTCAATCATTTGAGATACATCAATAAGACTCTGGTCATTTTCATTTACATCAAGAATAAACTTTTCAAGCATGTATTTTTGTCTTACGTCTGGCTCTCTAAAATTGCTTGTTTTACAAACATCACAGATTTCAACCTGATGCATGAACTCTTTACCACAGTTTAAACATTTTTGAACAAACTTCTCTTCTATCTCAAAACCATGTCTAAATAGCTCTGTCTTTAAAGCATGAATTATATTTCTTAAAATATCAGAATAATAAGCTACATCATACAAGGTTTTTAGAGGTAAAGGAAACCATGGAACTCTTACTCCTTCAGTTCCTAATGTCTGAATTAACTCCATTGTTGGACGATAAGAAGTATACAATAAGTCTGTTATTCTTTCATCATTGCTCTGCTTTTCTATGTCTACTTTCTTGCCTAATCTTAAGTCAAACGGACCTATTCTCATATGATTCTCCTATTTATTATTATTTTACCCACACTTTAAAGTTTAACTTTCCTCCATTTTTCAAGATTTATCCTCTTTCTTTTAGTCCAAAGAGGCATAACTTCTGGAGGATTCTTCCTGCAAAATCTACAGAGTGCTCGGTTGGAAGCGATATCCATGTATTTACCACAACCTTTACACCTCTTCCAAACCATCTTTTATCAGCTTATGCTTAGTCGTTTAATTTTACTGCTCCAAAAATTCTTCCCATTTCTTCATTGTCTCTTCCGAGAAAGTTTTTAATCCTAAAGGTTCAGACAATAAGCCAAGACATGCCAAGGCTAAACTGTCTGGATAGTCATCATGTCCTCTTTCAGGAGCGTGTAATTTAGCAAATCCTGATGATGTATATTCATATTGTAATGCTCCTAATTGATTTAATAATTTCTGATTAACAATCTTGAATTTTAAATTATTCTGCTCCATCTTGTTCTTAAGATTATGATACATGTTATGCTTAACTTGCAAAGTAAAAGTAATAGGTGTTATTGGTATTCCTGCCTCTCTTATCATATCTACTGCTCCACCACCAAGTCCTGTCTCATCAGCATAGACCATACGAAAGTTAAAATGCTTAAACATATCTTTTAATCTTCCTACTGTATCTGTTATCGGCATCTTAGCTGTTGCTTCAATGTAAATAACATATCCTGTTCCTTCAGCTGTTACTTCTAAAATAGTAAATACAGTTTCATCGGTGCCGATATCTGGCAATATCAAGACCACAATAATAATCACGGTCTTGCCTTGTTTCAGGATACATTGCCATTCACCTCCGTATATTTCTTTTTATCTTCAAAATGTTTTGTAATATTACAACTTCTACAAAGAGTTTGTAAGTTTTTATCAGAATTATCTTGTGAAATATTCCAAGGTATTTTGTGGTCTACTGTTGCATTAGTTCCTTCTACTTTAATGCTACATCTTTTACAAATAAAATTATCTCTTTCTAAAATTCTTTTTCTTGTTATATTCCATTCTCTTTTAGGATATCTATAATCTGGACATTCTCCATTCCAATTAGGATTATTTTCTCCTTTGATATAATCTCCAAATCCTTTATTCCATGGAGCATTACCTTTTTTAAATCTTCCTTGTCTATCTCCAAATTGTTTAATTCTTTTATTTCTTTCTGCTAAATCTGGTCTTGTTCTTCCTTTGTTTGATTTACCAAATTGATTTCCTTTTAATTTGTCAGCATATTTTCTAACACTTTCATTCGTGTCTCTTAACAAACCTTTATTCCAAGCTGGTTGTCCTAATTGAAATACCATATTATCACGTGCATTTATCACAAGGCTTTAAAGTCTTTCCTTGATTATAATAATGTGCCTGTGCGTATTCCTGCCTCTCTTTTGAAAACCACACCTCTTTAACTGTCTGCTTGTTTAAATCTCCAAAAATTTTACCAAAAGCATCCATACAGCATAGATTTACCTTTCCATTCCATAAAACAGTCATATCGCTTATTGCTCTAAAACAATTTGTCTTACCAAGTCCTTCATACTTTTCACCTGCAAAATTAGCAAAAGGAATAAACCATTTATGCTCTTTCCATGTTATATCAAATAAATTAATCTCTCCTCCTGTTATTGCAGGAAACATTACAAACATAACAAAGAAAGGTTTTTTATAAGTTTCATAAAGTCTTATCATCTTAACTGCATGGTCAAAGTCGTCAAGTCCCATCAGCTCCTTTCTTCTTTCTTTTGTTGCTCCATTAAGACTAAAAAACATTATAAGATTCTTTATTTCAGATAGCTGTTTAATCTTTTTTTCATCAAGCAGTGAGCAGTTTGTATATAAGTTTATTTCTGTCTTAGGAAGTATTTCATTAATTAGTTCAAGTCTTTCTATTATTTTTTCATCCATGAGTGGCTCTCCTGTAAGCATTGGAACTATTCTGTCTAATGTGTCTATCTCCTTAGCATCTGTTATTATTTTTTTAAATAGCTCATCAGACATAGTTCCAAATTCTTTAAGCTTATTATGAACACAGAATATACATTTAGCATTACATAGATTAGTCGTCTCAATCTGTAGACATTTTAAGTCAGTATTCATTCAGTTGCCTCAATAAAGTTGTGGTCTCTCAGCTTTTTGTAACAGTCTTCACAGTAAAAACCATCCTCTCTCAGTATAACTTTTGGCTTAATCAAGCCACAGCTCTTGCATTTGAAGATAGGGTCATCTTTTGTAATATCATTTATCTTCTTCTCTAACTCTGGGTCTATTAGATTATTCATAGTCTTGACCTTTTATCCATTCCTTGTCTTCTTTGGGTAACATTCTACTCCTCAATAATTTTAGACAAGATTGTAACTATTAATACCATTGGTATGTAACTTATGAACAAAAACCACATTAAATCTGTTGCTCCAATCTTAACTAAGATTAGATATTGTAGAAACAGGCTCCAGAATAAACTTACTAAAGCTAATACCACTGCTACTGCCTTTATGCTTTTCACTTTAATCTACCTCCTTTAAGACAGAATGCTACTGTCTTTCTTTTAACAGGTATCTCTATCCATCCATTTTCTAAGATTCTAAATCTTTTCATTTAATCACTTCTTTTTCTTCTTTTTACACATTCTTTACTCCTCCTGCTCA